TGGAATGGATTAAAACACAGCCCTGCGAATGCTGCGGCAAACCATCAGATGACCCACACCATTTAATCGGCTGGGGGCAGGGAGGGATGGCTACGAAAGCGCATGATATTTTCGCGATCCCTTTGTGTCGTCAGTGCCATACAGAACTACATAACGACCCGGTGAAGTTTGAGCAAAAACATGCTCCTCAGCCGGTAATGATAATCAGAGTGCTGGACCGGGCTTATGGGCTTGGCGTTCTGGCGTAACCGGAGAATATTTAATGATAAATCCTTCTGAGATTGGTAAATCAGGCGAACTGGTCCGTCTACGCACTCTGGAAAGTATCTGGATACAGGGCAAGTTGCGCATGTGGGGTCGCTGGTCTTATATCGGCGGCGGTAGTGGTGGGAACATGTTCAACCAGCTACTGGCATCCGGAAAAATCACTAAAACGGCAATTAAAGAAGCGCTACGCCGGATGAAGAAAGCGGGTATCAGCAAGCCCGAACTGGAGGTATTCTTCAAAGAGATTCTGGAAGGGAAGAACAAAAGCGGCCTAGCTTTCTGCTCTGATGATGAGGGCTTGAAAATCGACGGCGTCATTGCTTCCGTCCTGATGAATGATGATTACCGTTCTCTCTATGGCGTGATCTTTGACCGTCACCACCTGCGCAAGAGCAAGCGGCAGATGGCAACTGAGCTACAGCAAAAACACCCTGAATGGACCTTCATGACCTGCCGCCGCCGAATTGATTCATGGGTAAGTCTGGCAGAATCGATGCTTTACGCACCACTTTGTGATGCGTTTGACACAAATGGCGGCAAATTCTACTTGAAAGGTGAGCCAGTAGGTGCTTAAATTGTGGTAAGCTCGGGACGGTAAAGCGGACTGAGCAACAGAACAAACAGAAACCCGCCATAGCGCGGGTTTTGCTTTTGAAAAACCACTACTTATGGTGGTAAATTGTGCCAAATATTTACAAAATTTACTTATCGACGTAAATTTTGGGCTCAATTCATAATGTAAAGGGTCTGCTGATATGGCTGATGCGGATAAAATGTCAGGCATGGCGCAAGTGGCGCAGATTTTTTTTGAAACTACGCTTAAGTTTTACGACAAAGCGCCTATTATTGCTGGTACAGGTTATTTGTTGATAACAAGTTCACTTCCCCTTTGGATAGTGTTAAGATTTTTTTCAAAGATGAAATCCCTTGATAACCAGAAAGTTATCGCAATGCTGCAGAGGCAGGTCTCAATCAGTAACCCAGTCACATCAGATAGAACGGAACCTGCAATGACGACCGTGTCGCCAGCTGCGACACCGCCTCAAACATAAGGTGACTTATCATGGAAACTGTGATTCCAATTCTTGTTCTGGCATTCGTGGTCATACATGTCATAGCTTATGCCTTCGCAATTGTGATTCGACGGTATGTAATGTTACCGCTTGTCGAAAAATTCATGGAGCGTGAAGACGCATCTATTTTGTTGAAAAGTATAGTGGTTGACGCATTTCATGATGCTGTATCAGTCAAGTTGCCCATTAAACTGCTCCAAGGTCATCTTGCAATGAAGCGCCAAAAAGAAGTAGAGCAAGATATGCGCGAGCCTGAAAGTGATGAGGCTGAACAGTTTGATTTAGTTAGTCACTGTTCAAAGCCGACCCCTGCGAATGAGGCTTTGAATGAAATTCTGTATACGATGTTTAGAATTAATAGGAAATTTAACATCGTTCTTTTTGTCATTTGTTCTCTATGGCGGCTTGACTTCAAAAAAGTAGCTGTGGATATTCAACAGATTCAGCATGAATCAGGCTCTGTATATGTTGACATGAAGCATCAACATCAACATTAGTTAAACTCGAAATAAAAAAGGCTCCCAAATGGGAGCCTTTTTTATTTCTCCTCATTCCTGAGAGGACTCACAGCAATAAGGTGAGCACGCAGAATTGAGCGTACTGCGCTTAAAGGCTGACGCTACGAGTTTGCTGTTTAATTCAACATGTAGAATTTCTAACGCCAGCGGCATTGTCCAATGCATATACTGCTCAGTAACTAGGGCTGAATGGGTACGTATATGAAAGAAGGCTATTACTGGATTCTGCATGTCGGTGTTGTACAGGTAGCGTACTACACAAATGACACTGTTGATGATCTGGAATCGGGTAAAACAATCACAGGTGTCTGGCATCTGACAAGAGGTGATGACATTTGCCATAACGGTGAAGCAGAGGTGTTAGTAGGACCTCTCACACCACCAATGTAAACAACCGTACTTACTTTGAGGCTGCCGCATGGCGGCCTTTTTCATTTCAGGCTCACGGGTATCACTCACTGCGTGCTTTGTTGATAAATCCAGCCCGTGAAGCCTGATCCTATTTCCCCTCATTTCTGAGAGGACTCACAGCAATAAAGAGGGGGCTAAATGTCCGATCCGATTTCCGGTACTGGGCTGGCTGGTGGTGTCCTGACGGGAGCCAGTGTCTATGGATTTGTTTCCGGAACCGATTACGGCGTGGTGTTTGGCGCATTTGCCGGGGCTGTATTTTACATTGCAACCGCCGCGGACCTTAGTGCAGCGCGCCGGCTGGCGTATTTTGTCGTGTCCTACATCGCCGGGATCATCTGCTCAGGGCTTGTTGGTTCAAAGCTGGCTGACTGGACTGGTTACAGTGATAAGCCTCTGGACGCTATCGGAGCCGTAATCGTTTCTGCTTTAGCTGTCAAAATCCTGACGTTCCTGAATAACCAGGATGTCGGCTCGCTGGTGGCGCTGATAACGCGCCGGGGAGGTTCAGGTGGTACTAAATGACCCATCGGCAACAATCAACGCGCTGCTTTGCGCTGGGGTAGTGCTTACCCTGATGTTCTATCGTCGCGGCGATTCGCGACATCGACCATGGATATCTCGCCTGGCGTGGCTGCTTACGGTCATCTACAGTGCCGTTCCACTGGCGTATCTGTGCGGTATCTACCCTTACTCATCGTGGGCCACTATCGGGGCCAACATTATTTTCCTGTCCGTGCTGGTCGCCGTCAGAGGCAACGTGGCACGTCTGGTTGATCATCTGAGGCACTAATGAACCAATCACAATTTCAGCAGGCGGCTGGTATAAGCACCGGGCTTGCTGCGCGTTGGTTTTCGCATATCGACGCAGCAATGAAAGAATTCGGCATCACCGCACCACTGGACCAGGCAATGTTCATCGCACAAGTAGGGCATGAGTCTGCTGGTTTTACCTCTCTGGCTGAGAGCTTCAACTACTCGGTTGAGGGGCTGAAGAAAACCTTTGGTAAACGCCTGACGCCGTATCAGTGCGAAATGCTGGGGCGTGTCGATGGTAAGCAAGTGGCCCACCAGCCGCAAATAGCCAATCTGGTTTACGGTGACCGCATGGGTAATAACAGCCAGGGTGACGGCTGGAAATATCGCGGTCGTGGCCTGCTTCAAATTACCGGCCGTGAGAACTACACCAAATGCGGTGCGGCGCTGAAGCTTGACCTTGTCAGTACGCCAGAATTGCTAACGCAGGAGCGACATGCGGCCCGTTCGGCGGCGTGGTACTTCACGTTACGCGGTTGCCTGATGTATTCGGGTGATGTGGAACGCGTAACGCAGATTATTAACGGCGGACAGAACGGCATTAAAGACCGCCGTGAACGTTACGCCAAAGCAAAAGCCGCGCTGGTTTGAGGTCGCTATGGGACTTGAAATGATTATCGGCCTGGTTGTTGCTGTGCTTGCTGCAATTGCAGGTGCTTTTGGTTTTGGTAAATCACGCGGTACTAACATTGCTGAGACAAAAGCGAACCAGCAACGCACTGAAGAACGTGCAGCAGCTACTGAAGCCGTTGCAGAACGCCGGGTAGAGACAACAAAAGGAGCCTGGGATGTACAGCAGACTGTTAATCATCTTCCTGATGATGATGTTGATCGCGAGTTGCGCGAAAACTTTACCCGCAAAACCTGAAGTAACAGATACGGCTTGTGACTGGGTAAGCATCATCTACCTCACAGAGCACGACATTGCTGTGCTGGATAAACAGACGAAGCGGGACATTTTGGCGCACAACAAATCAGTACAGGCTAACTGCTTGAAGGAGCCAGGTCGTGAACGTAGAGAACTTAAGTAACGCGCACTACATCTATAACGAGATGAAAGAGCTACAGCGACAGAAAAGCATACTGGGAAGTGGTGCAGGGCTTGGTGTGACAATCCAGTCTACCTATCAGGATAATGTCTTTCTTGAGGCCATACGCCCGCATGCAGTGGCTGAACTTGACCGCCGTATTGAGGAAAAGAAAGCCGTGTTGGTCAATTTGGGCCTCTCCTTCCCTTAAGGTGTTAGGCATTACAGCAGGCATTCACTGAGTGCCTGCGATAATACTATGTGATACATCGTGATTATTCGTTAGACTTCTCCTACCGTTAGGGATGAGGTCACCAAATGAAAATCAGATATGTAATTGCGTTAACATTATCATTGCTCGTAGCTGGCTGTGATAACGCGCCAAAGTTTGATGGTTCAAGCCAGGAGTCTTTGCGTTATTCTGGCGAGAAGGTTATTGAGCCACTTTCTGATGCAAAGAAAGAAGAACTTAAATCAGCAATTCTGGATACTTTAAGTTATTACGATACTCAGGCCATCATTAATAACGATGGCAGCTATTCTTCAGATAAAATGCGTTTAGTAATATTGAATGGAAAGACTGCCGAACAGATTATTTCAGAGGCAGATAGCTATCGGGAAAAGAAAGAACAGCTACTGAAAGAACATCAGCAGCACTAACGACAATGGGCCGCATTTAGCGGCCTTTTTTATACCTTATCAATTGATAATCACTATCATTTGCGCGGGTCCTCCTGGCGATTCTGAACACCGAGGGGGCGAGGACACGCGGAAAACGGCTAGTTTTTTGCATTTTATCGGCATCATCATCATTCCCTTAACTTGTTGATATTTCAGTCGTGAAATTATTCACGATGTCGAAATGGTTAAATA